CCTCTGTGTTGTCTTGATATATTAGTTATAGCAAAATGGGTAACCGAAGTCAACCAAAAAATCACCGTTTACGACGATTTCTTGTCTTTTTTGGCTTCCAATTGGGGTCAGTGACGTTGTTGCTGACCCCTGCATAACGCAGGCGAACCTTAAGCTCCTCAACCTGCTGTTCCGGAGTTCCCTTGAGGATTGCAGTTTCAAGACCACTAACCCAAGTTTTCACGATTTGGGGACGCCATCCATTGAAATAGATGGTCCACTTATTAGTTGAAATAATAATCATAACATTGTCTCCTTGCTATAATCTTGTTATAGCAAAATGGGCAAACAATGTCAACCAAAAAATTACCAAATATCAGGTATTAAAGTGTTTGGTCAATGCCTCAAGCTTATCTTCGTATTCGGCAATCTGTGCAAGTTCAAGTTCAACTGCACCCATGAAATCAGTGTGTTCATGGATTGCCATTGGGTTGTTAAGCATAATTTCAACGTTCATCTTATGCTTAAGAATATGAGACTCAAAGTGAGCCTTAAGCGCATTAAAAATATTTTCCTTCATTGTTCTTTCCTTTGTGTTATTTAATCTGGAGTACTGTCAACCAAATCTTTAACAAGATCGTACTGTTCAGCAGCTTTCTTGAGTGCAGGATACTCTTCCTCAAGAGTCTTACGATCGGACTTCTTATGTACTCTCTTTATTTCACCATCTACGATTTCAAGAGAATAGTCAACGCCGCTCTTTACGCGGTTGATAACTCGTTGGTGAGAGTTAGCAATCTCGCGGTAAATCCCTACGAGGATGAATTTATCACGTTTTTCCTCAACCTTCGCCATTTCACGGAGAAAGTCAATTTCATCCTGCATAGCATCAAGAACAGTATAAGGCATTACTTTTCACTTTCTGCTGCCATGGCAGCGCCGCGATCCATCCAATTCGCATAACCATCGCCACGCGGAACTTCTACCCACACGTTGGGGCGATCATCGTACATCCGAAACGTACCTGCAGGCACAGCTACTTCTTTGTAATTAACCTCGGAGTTTTTCATTGAGTGTGTTCCTAAGCCAAGTTTGAGTTGTGTCATATAATACTGCACGGCACTGATCGTCCATAGCATAGTGATCGGGGCTAGCGTTACTACTTCCCATCGTGAGCGATAGGCCATAATCCTCATTTGCAGTCCAAATGCTAACATCTTCATCATGCCACATTTGGTAATTATCTGTTTCCCAACTATTAGGATAATTTCTAATAGAATGAATTACCGCAGTTACCGCCGGATCCTTACATCCTGCAATTTCAGTAGGAGCGTTTTTGAAGTGATCGTTGCGTGTTGCAAAATAAATCATTCCAGCAGTAGTAGACAATATAGCAATTGCCCCTGCAATAACATAATACTGTTTCATTACTTGCGGCTCTCTAGAATAAAGTCACGAACACGCTCACGGTCAATACTGTCATAAACAGGTTCATCGCCGTTGCTGCGATACATATATTCAAGCTTACGGGTAGCATCAATCACTTCGGCATGAGTAGCATCTACATCCTTGTAGATACCATCTGTACCGTTATAGAAACTAAGCACGTAGCTGATGAAATCTTCCTTACCCATAAAAAATCTCCTTAGAAGCTATATTATCACTATAGCTCCAAGGAGACCTTTTGTCAACCGATAATTTTACTTTTTCGGGTTGTTATTTACGAAATCATACATCTTCTGCGCGGTCTCAAGGACCTTTTCAAGACCCGGGAACTCTGGAGCGGAAACCTGAGACACAATCTGACCTGTCTTTTCGTCCTTGTATTGAGTCAATTCCCAACCCATGAACTTAGCCTTGTATTCCTCAATGACTAGCTTTTCAGCGAGTCCTAAGATATCAGAACGGATTTCATATCCATTCTTATTGAACTTGATTTCGGGTAAACCCGGGATTTTATTATCGCTCATAGTTAATGGTCCTTAAAGTGTGAGTAGTCCGTACAAACAAACTGCGGATAACGCTATCACAGAAATATGTGCGGCCCGCGAAACAGTTACTATATAATTATGATTAAACATTACTTTCCTTCTTTCTTCTGTGTGTGAAACAAAGACTGTGCAGAATCTTGCATAGCCTTCATGGTATCGGTATAAAACGTTCTGTCAGAGACAGTCTTATACACCTCATTACCAGCTTTCATAGTAGCATCAATTGCTTGCTTTGTATAGTTGGTTTGGGCATCTACAAACTCATTGAGAGACTTTGCTAGACCTTCGTGCTTGACGAAAGTATCAACGAAAATCTTCTTTGAAGTTTGGATGGCGTCAACGGTATTATTAATTAAAGTAGCCAGCATATTACCTACTCCTTAGCTGCAACGACCGAGAAGGTCTCGGTTGTTGAAATATTCAGCCTTGCTAAGACCCTTGCTGTTATCCTTATCAGCATAGTTAAAAAGCTTAGGCTGAGTGCGGCATCCTGCGCCAGTCAATTCAGTAAGGGCAATTTCCCCGCTCTTGTCTGCATCAAGCTTAGCAAACAAATCGCTCTTCCAAGAAGCGAGTGCTGGGGTCGATAGTGTGAGAGCCGCTAAAAGGCTAATTGCAATATTCTTCATAATTTTTCTCCTGTGTGTGTTGTGTAACTTAGCAATGGCTAAGCATGTTATTTATGCTGCAACTGCGAACATAAAATAATACTATTTTACTGAATCAATGTAGCTTTGTAGATCACCGTATAAGGCCATCATCATTGCTATCTTGTTGTCATAAAATCTGATGTAGGGTTGTTTCTTAGTTTTGTCAACTTGTTTTACACCGATGTAGTAGGGGCATTTAATCTTTTTGTCAAGAACCAATGCATATTTGTGCCAGGCATTTATATCTCTAGTCTTTAAGCCCGGCGGCGAAAATTCAAACTCATAATGTGCTATCTTTGCATATTCAAATGCAACTTTGCCGGCGTCTGATAATCGTAGTCCAGACCCTGCTCTACCAGTAACAAACCATTCAAACACTACTTTATCGTATGGCTTGTCTTTCCATGGAAAGTCAGGATCATCTTTTAGCTGATCTACTAATAATTTTACTATTTCAGTTTTGGTCTTGGGATAGGTCATCGGGGTAGACCGTTCTACCGCTGTTCATAAACACTACAGTAAACTTGTCTGTCTTAAACTGTGCGTTAAGTTTGCGACAAAGGTTACGAGCGTGTCCAGGGTTACTGAAACTGGTCTTCTTGTATTTAGGAGCAACGTCATTTACTAGATAATGACTAGACTTTAGATTGATAGGTTGATCATCGTAGAACACGGCCCAAATACCTGCTGCCTCTACAATCTGATCACATTTGTAGGTCTTCTTGTCTACGTACTCAACCAGTACAGTTGGCTGTGTTCTGCTCATTTGAATGAACCGCCTTTAATTTCTAGTTCAATTGCTTGATCGGAACCTTCATTTTTGTTAGATGAAAGTTCGTGTAAATCAGCCAAAAGCCTAGCAATATCGTCTCTAAGCCCGCGGGCGTCCATAATGGGAAGAACCACATCCTTGTTCATTTTGGATTCTACCATGGACATTCGGTCCATAAACTTCTTAATGTGTAACATAATCTATATATTTATCACACTTTTAGCTTCATCTTCTGTTTTAAACGGTCCTTGATACGAATATCGTTGGATAAAGATATACTTAGGGCAAAATACTACTTGCTTGACACCATTCTGTTCCATGACAAAATAGCCGGCAGCATGAAGACACTTGCTCTTTTTAGTCTTAGTGAACAGATGCAATCCTCGCTGAATATCCAAGATACTGTTATATACTCTCTTTGTAGTAGGATATTCAGGGTATGGATGTGTGGGCTTTGAGATAGTGTTTGCAATGGATTCAAAGCGAATCTTAGTAGATTTCTTCAATTCATCTGTGTTGTTGAACTGAAGGAAGGTGCCGTTAATCTGCACCCCGTATCCCGCGTTGTTTGCTTCAATGTTACCGACCTTCTTATTGCCGTCAGTAACAATCCAAAACTGATTTTTAACGATTGGCTTTGCTACTAGTTCAGTCATGTTCTTCCTTTGTTAGCATTTTAAATAAATCTTTCTTATGTTTGGGTTGCCAGTACTTTGCATTTTGCCCGCATTCACCATGACGACGAGTAATTTCACAGTATGGAAGTTTAGCCTTTATCTTCTGTGGACCAGTAACCATATTCTCAACTACGGTCGCATTCTGTGGAAATTTGGAGCATTTATAGTTAACATCCTGTGCCCCCACAAGACCATTCAATGTGAAAATCCTATCCACCAGAAGCATAGTAGAATGTTTACAATCTTTGCACAACAACATTTCTTTAGACATGTAACAATACCCACATAATTTCGTCTTCGGTTAGCTGCCGAAGATTTCCGTCTTTACGATTTTTTACGTACTGATATGTTCCGTCTTCATTATGACGAATTACATTATTAGCACGATACAGGCAGCTTGCTGCGGGCAGGCGACTTAACTTCTTCCAGTATGTCTCACCAGTATCAAAGTCAATATATTCAGCATAGTGAGGGCGCATTGTCTCACGCCAAGGCTTAAAATCATCACTCTCAAAATCAAGAATGACGGACTTACCGGTCTTACTACCTGCGGTCATGACATGAATTTCCATACCAGGACGGAAACCACGTGACTTACTCTGTAATGCTTTGAACCACGGAATGCTATCAGCCATTGAGTACACCCTTATACGGGGAGTTAAGCCACTTGCTGTAAGTTTCAGCCTGTTCGCTAATCTTAGTCAACTCATACTTACCGCAGAACTTCATTAGCTGTACGCCGACCATCGGAGTCGTAGTAGTACGAACATCACTCTTAATGATGTTATCTACGGTTTCTTTGATATTGTCGGGCATAGCACGAAGATCAATCAGAGTGCGGTTGCGTTCATAATCATCCTTAACGCGGTGTTCAACGCCCTCATGATCGACCCACTTCTGCAAGAGAAAGTTATTCCACTTGAAGCCCTGCTTTACGCGATCTTCAAACGCATCACGAATGCCGATAGTGTTCTTAGAACCCTTCTCACGAGCGCCCGGATATGCACTGAACACGTTGTCAGTTGCGTCACCACGAATAATCTTCTTGAACAGCAAATACTCAGGGTCTTCAAGCAACTTAGGCTCGCCAGTCTTCTTGTCCTTGATGGGCTTACCGCGATCATTGAAGTAACCATCAATTGTGATAAGCTGGTTAGCAACACCGTTGTATTGCTTTACATTCTCGCTGATAAGCTGGACAAAGTCACTGTCACTAGAAATAATGAAGTGTTCATCGTTAGGATGCAAGTCAATGAAGCGGGCAATGATATCGTCTGCTTCTGCATTGGGAACACGCAATACGCTAGCGTTAGTCTTCTCACGCAAGTAAGTAGTGAAAACGTCATACGTTTCCCAAAACATCTGATTTTCTTCTACTTCACGCTCGGTCATTGCGCTTTCGTCAAGCTTGCGATGAGCCTTGTAGCGGGGATAGAACTCCTTGCGCCAGCTACGACCCTCAAGACAGAACACAACATGGTCAATGCCATACTGGCGAACGATCATATTGACGGACGACATAGTAAGATGCATAGCCATGCCAATCTTCTCCCAAGTGTCAGTGTTACGACTAGCAACGTGACGGGCGCGGAAGAAAGTGTTAGCAGTGTCAATAAGAGCGTATTTCATGTAGAATCCTGTCTGTTAATATACGCATATTATACTTTTTTGCGCTTTTTGTCAAGCTTTATTTTATCAAGGAAATGATCTGGGTTTTGATCAATTGTGGAAAATGTTCCTGCATGTTCAATCATGTAGGGGAGAAACTGCGGCTTAACTTTCTTGATAGTATCATAGGGATAGTTTACAACAGCGTTGGCAATAAAATATTGAAGGTCTTCGATATCAATGTTGTATTTTGGATCTAACCACTCTAGTCTCTTGTCACTGAACAATGACATGCGAAACCTACGCCACTCTGTTTTGACAAAGTTTTCAAGGTCCTTAATTTGCTCTGTGCTACCATAATACAGATCAACAAAGGTTTGTGGCGAGGCGACTGCCCTAGAGTATTCCAAGAGACGATCAGCAGGTTCGGCTCTAGTAGTAATACCATATCCAAGCACAAGAGTTTGTGCTTGGACAATGATATACATCCACGAGTTATCAGAGGGTAGAGTTTGCAATTTTCTGCCTCATTGAAAGGGGGAGAGAATCGTAAATGTCATGCCGAGTAGTAGGAGTGGGAGCATATACATACGCAGTTGCATCACTCGTAATCGGATGAGTTCCGCCCAACCTCTTATAAATCTTAGACACGATTGCAAGAGCGCAGTTGTCGGCGGGAGCGCCGCCCTTACGACCTTGTAGTTCCATCCAAGTCTTGTAGGTAGCAGAAGTGACAGTACGCAACTGATTCATACTAACAAAGAACGTTTTGATGATTGCATGGATATCGTTCATGAACTGGTCATATTCCTTACCCTTAAGCGGGACACCTGCAAGATTAAGACCCCTATAGAGATTTCCATAAAAACCAAACGCAGCAGAATCCAATGCAGTTCCGTGCCAGTACTTATTATTGGTCTTCATGATAAATTCGAACTCACCCAATTCAGCTTCATCGTAACCGGCAATATCTTCTACACGAGAAGTAGTTCCTGCCATACCCTGTTGCGGATGCTTCTTGGGGAGAGGAACTGCATATTCGCGCTCACAAATCTTCTGCTTCTTAGCAGCAAGTGCATATTTGTCCTTAGGACCGGCATCATTATAAAGAGTGAAGCTACGGACGTAAACGCGGTGATAGTCGTAGGGTTCCCAAGGCTTGCTGCCTTCGCCGTTACGATATAGTGCTGCACGGGCAGCAAAGCTTTCTTCGTCGGTTTCAATAATCCAGCAAGGATAAGGGAAATCTTGCCAGTTAGATTCGTCATATCCTTCGAAAAGACCGCTTCGTACCATTGCGGTTACAGTAGTGGTTCCATGCATAGTGTCGAACAGCAGAAGGTCTCCACTATTCATTACATTAACAACGTATGCCGGGCTAGTGAGCCTAGGATCAAACTTAGACAGTACACTGGTGCAGTGCGCGGAGTCTAAAAGTCGCTGGACTTCTTCTGGAACAAGAATACTCTTTAGGGGCTTCATGACACCCTTTGGAATTGAGTTAGGATCAAACTTAATACCGTTTGCCTTATAGAAATTAACTGCCTTCATGAAATCTGTATCAGCTAGCAATTCATCAGACAGTTCAGCCAATGTTTTGTTTACCAAATCGGCCTTCTTCTTTGCTAGCGGATTTTCAATAGTACTTAGGTCAACCTTAAGGTTACTCTTAGTGAAGGAAATCTTAGTTTTGGTAGTCATGATATGTTCCAATGATATTAAACAGTATGTTTAATATACGACTATTTTACAGAAAAGTCAACCAAAAATATCCAATTAGCTAACTTCGGTGTAGCCGTTACCCAAATCACGCTGTTGAATAATACGAACATCGTCACGCTTTGCTGGATCGGCTTGTTCTTGCTCATATACCTCAAGCGCAATGTTTCGACATACAGTTTGGAACCAACGATCTACAATTTGTGCGTCGGTATCGTCTGCACGAATCTTATAACCCTGCTTAACGAGATTGACAACAAACTTGTCGTTCCAATCAAGTTCAAAACTGCCATTGTTGATATCAGCAGGATCAAGGTCAACGCTTAGGATAGCGATATAAGGTTCGCCTGCTGCCGTTGCCTTTTCCTTAGGACTTAGTTCTTTCTTCTTAGGTGCCTTCTTTACCTCTGGCACAGGTTCAGGAACCGGCTCTGGGGCTGGACTGAACCACTTTTTAAATGCGTCAAACATGTTTTTACCTCTGTATAGTATATATCTGCTTTTTACCGTCAGTCACTATAATCGTTCCGTCAATCCACTGCGGGGGAGGACGATTAGACCAACGCAGCAAGTCGGTCTTGCCGTAGTTGTAATAGTTGCGATAGTTGATAATTGGGTCCAAACTAATGATATACTGCTTGTCCATGCAAGACGGCATCTTGGTCATCATTTTACTTTGGGGAATGTTATTAGGAGTTTGCTTTAGTACTGACTCTAACTTATCAATAGTAAGGTGAGTACGACCATAACGATAGGTATACTCACGACCAAGAGCCAATAAATGAGAATAAAGCCAATTATAATTAGCAGCAGATTCACGCACCCAGATGGCTGACGGATGATTACGATGAGTAGAAGCGTAAATAATAGTATCTCTAGCATCAGGAAGTGTCCACTTCGTCGTCTTGCGGCCCTTATCATTCTTGCCAACAATCATTTCACCATCAAGAACACGATGGGCAGTTGATAGGAGCTGTGCTGTCTCAAGAATCATTTTGACAACATGGCGGTCAACCATATTGCGGGCAGCAACCTCAGGGTCGTAGTCTGTGTAAAATATATTCATGTTACCACTCTATCATAATTAAACAATGTTGTCAACCTTTAAAAGCTGATCCATAGTATATAGGTTTGCCATATAGCTGGAAACATCTTCTAACACACTAACAGCAGCGTCGCCTGGTCTACGAGGACCATACTTGATATCAAAGAAAGTGTCGTTGACTTCTTGAAACTTGTTTACAATCTCTCTAACAGTATAGCCTACGCCATGACCTAACGATTCTACTTTATTAGCAGGTTTCTCAATTGCTAGCTTCAACGCATGACAAATTTCGTTTACATGAACATAGTCCCGAATTGCCGTACCGTCATGGCTCTGCTCATAATCTTTACCATAGATAGTGAATTCATCTGTATCAACCGCTTTGATGAGATTATACATCAACCCGTCTGGATTTGTAGGCTTATAGCCATCAGTACCAATCACGTTATAGAATCTAAAGATTGTGTAGGGAATTGGCCTATGTGTAGTGCAATATTCACGAACAACATCTTCTGCCGCTCTCTTGCTGATACCATATGCGCTTTCGCATAGTTCAGCAGCACCAGTACTAGCAAAGATAAAGTTCTTTGTCTTTATCTTGTTGATCACGTTCATTGTACCGTTGATATTGGTAATATAATATTGAATGGGAATACGTTCACTCTCACCAACATTAACAAGTGCAGCAAGATGAATGACTGCATCGTATTCTTGATCAATAACAAACAACCGATTAATGTCAATCTGATGAAATTCTTTGACTGGATGTTGCGGCTCACGAATGTCTAACCCGTGAATCTCATACTCCCCTTCCAACATCTTGCATAGATGAGAGCCGATGTAGCCTGAGTTACCTGTAATTAAAATCTTCTTCATATTAAAATCCTTCAAACAGATTTGGTCCGACTGTTTCTTCTACTGGCTTAAAACACGGATCCTTAGACAACCAAGTGTCATTGTCAGTGTATACTACATGCAAGAACTTGTAGCGATTGCTCAACACGCTTTCAAAGTCTTCCCTTGCAAGATGATTGCGATTGAGGTCTTTGATGTAATCAGCATACTTAACGGTATCGTAAGTATTGATCTTAGCAGAATTATTGTTGCTACGCTTGACAACAAATTCGTCTAGAAACCTAATCCAACCTTCTGCCACTTGATCATCTAGGGACTTCACGTAGAGCAATGCCCCGGTTGCATAATGTGCATCGGGAGTAAGATTGTATTGCTGCTTGATAACTTCACCTGCATTGGCTAGTGAAGTCTTGTGATAGTATTTTGAATCAAAGTTATCAGACCAATCCTGCGTATCAAGGACAACGCAAGGCATATGTCCAAGACATTCTAAGAATGCAAACGGGTAGTTTTCACGTAAGCTTGGCATGAAGAAGACCTTGCAACTCTTGATAAAGTCTACCTTCTCTTGTCCAACAATGCCTGCCTTAATCACATAGTCAGTGATACCGTTTTCAGCAAATGCTTTCTCAAACTTCTTAGCACCATTTTTGTTGGTCATAACTCTTGCAGGAAGCTGACAATCCTTCATTGCACGAATATATGCATCTGGATTCTTACCTTCTTCCCAACGACCAATGAACAACACACCTTCACGCTCTCCGTTATTTTCTTCTAACAGACCGCGCTCACTCATAGGCATACGTAGCAGTTGACAGTTAGCAGCACCAAACTTAGTCAATTCATCAATGTTCTTTTGACTCTGCGTACCGATAATGATATCAGTGAATTCCATATGCTTGTTATAGAAGTTATGATAACTGTCAAGGAATACGTCCGTGAAGTTCTGCGCTTCGCGGAAGATCATGCTGTGTAAGTGAGTGTAGAACACTACTGGAATATACTTATTGACTGTCATTGCATATGCAGCGGTCATTGCTTCCTGCGTATTACAGACAATCATATCATATAGATTAGTTTCAAAACCCTTGAGAATAGCTTTTCGGAAGTTGATAATCTTTTCAAAGTTGATAGTGTCAGTAAACGCAAATGTTGCAGTGTGGTCAGTGTAACGCAATGGCTCATCTGGATAGATGATATTTGCACCTAGTTCTTTGATCAAATCATTAAACGCATTAGTAGGTGACTTGTCAAGAACAATATCAACTTTCCAGCCGATACGCTGACACATTTCAGTAAAGCCTTTGGCAAACTGACCAATCCCACCATGAGGGATAAAATGCTGATCACTGATTAGAAAAGCGATACGCTTGTGGTAAATCTTCACAGTTCTTTTTTCCTCTTTTCGGCGTCTTCAATCATCCACTGCCTAACTTGTAGGCGGTGTAGGTGATAATCATAGTCAGAATTACTGCCTTTTGCATAATTGCAATCTTCGCATAGAATTTGTAGATTCTCAGGAGAAGTTCGCAGGTCCCAATAATGCCTGAGAGGTCTAATATGATCTATTTGTAGCTTTTCGACAGCCCCGCAATAAGCACATTCATTTCTTATATGGGCAAAGACATAATCTCGGGCTTCACGCCATTCACTTGACTGATAAAATTTAGCTAAAGTTTTGTCAAAGTTTTTATCTACTCCGAAAACCGGAGATATTGCTTTTATTTCTCCTCCCTTATCCATAAACTGCTTAACTAAATCAGTAGTATTAAACTTTGGACGTTTGCGTTTTCGGTAATACATTACGTAGCCCAAGCATTCTTAAACAATGGAACCTGCAACCGGTCACTATAGCGAATACCGTTCTTCATAGCAAGATCAGCGACAGTGCGATTGTTAAGATGATAAACACTTTCAACACCACCTACTGGCATGAAGTAAACAGGACCATAGAAGCCTGCGTCACGATACTGCTCAACTGCTGCTAGTGCTTCCTTAGCATCATCTTCTGTTGCAATAACAAACTTGAGATAGACATGACCAGCAGCTTGATAGCCTGCGACAACCTCAGGCTTGATAGCATCTTCTGCCTTCTCGCCAGAACAACTCAACTTAGCACTCACACTAAATGTGATTTCACGATCACGGTAATCCGAACCATAGCCAGTCTTGCCACCGTCCCACCACCATTGTTCAAGATAATCCAAGAATTCAGGAGTAAGCGGTTGCGTACCATTAGTCTCAAAAGTAATCTCGGAGAGACCCTTCATCTTTTCATGACTTAGAAGTTCTGGGTAGGCTCGTTGCCATCCGAGGAGTGGTTCCCCTCCTGTGATAACGAGGTGTTCTTCACGCCATTCTTTAAACGGTAGTAGTTCCATAATGTCGCTGACAATAGTATCAATGTCCCTGCTGGGAGAAAGATGCTTGAAGCGAGGATCCCAGGATGCGTAGGAATCGCAGCCCGTAGTGACGAGCGGGAGGGTACCATATTCTGTATAGTCTTTTGGATTGACTTTTTCTCGCTCAACTGATAATTCCCCTTTTGGCATTCCGAAGCCACTGCATGTAAAATTGCATCCAAACGTTCTTAGAAACACGGAAGGGACGCCCATATAGCGTCCTTCACCTTGAATGCTGTAAAATAGTTCACTGATTTTGATTTTTGTCATTTTCTTTTTCTTCTATATCCCACCCATGATATTTAGGGTCGAAGCCATGCTTCTTTCTAAACTCGTACCTGTCATTCTCTAGCTTCCATATACCGTAAACAATAAAAGATAGCCCTGCACATACGATTATTAGGATTATAGCGTTAATTATATCCATTGTCAATCATCCTTTCCACCAATTTTCCCAGGGGAAGACAATCCAAACATCCTCTTCTGCCTTGTTGATGCTAGTTCCATAATAGTTGACTTGAAATGGACTTGCATCGTTGTCTACTAGTACTGCAAATCTAGTAGATTCGTTCCAAACATATTCCCAACGTTCATTGTTGACAGCACAGCTACTTTCCCAATCACGCTTGATCCAAGCTAGTGTTGCTCCCGTGTCATTGATATCATCAACTATGAGAATTCTTTTGGGAGAATCCATGTAGCCATACGCATCTTCTGCCATCCAGCAGTTAGTTTCGCATTCTTCGCCGTCACGTAGACTGACACTAAGAGTATGCATGGGGACATTAAGATAATGACTAAGCTTAAGAGCAGGGTTAAGACCGCCCCTAGTAAGACCCACAATATAATCGGGCTTCCATTTGTCATTAATCATTTGACGAATGATATCATGGAGCATGCCGTCAATCTGTTTATCAGTGTAATACACTTTCTCAGTCATTATCTCACTTCCTTAACCTAGTAGGTCTTCATTCCATTCACGGTGACCTTCACGGAAAGCCATGTTGCTCTGTGTTTCACGTACTTCTACACGATAGCACCAGAGACGGTCTGCTTCACCCGAACCCCAATGATCAGGAATATAGACACCGTTGATGAACTTATAGATCATATCGGCAAGTGCTTCACATCCAGTTGCAGGGATGATAGTCAACTTTGCCATACCGCGCTCTTGCAACAGCTTGAACACATCCATATCAGGATCGTCTTCTGCTACAAGCAACGTATGATCAAACTGATCCTCAAGAATTGCCTTGAGGTCCTTTAGACCGCCGTAGTCTGCACACCAGTTACGAGCATCTAGTGTGTCAGCACCAAAGAATACGCGGATACTAAAACTGTAACCATGAATCTGATTGCAGTGTGTATCTGCTCTCCATTGTCTATATGCACAAGGGAATGCATCATGCCATTCTTTTGTTGAAGTATATTTGTAAACTCTAGGTTCATTTGCCATTTTTTGTCTCCTTTAGAAGACACGCAGAATGTTTATAGTGGGATGAATGTCTAAGACCACTTAGTACGACCTTTCGTACCGTTTATTTATCCAATCCAGGGTATCATCATAATTAATAAAACCCTGTGCATTGTATATTTGTTCAAGATCAAGACCATGATCCTGATAGCCTTCTTCAAGCATATGCTGATATCCATAGCTAGGATGAGAATAATCTAATCTTTCTCCTACCATCTTATACATCATTGCTTGATAAGTCTTTCTACCAAATGTAACATCAAGATACACTTTTGTATAGAAATGTGGGTAACCTTCAAGAATATCTAATGCCGCTTCGCAGCTAGGAGTAATGTCCCACATAACAGTCTGTAGAACATCACCATAGCTTTCTTCAACGTCGGCTACGCCACGAAATACTAGGCGATAATCAGGAATATCAACACGACCAATGCTGATGGAACCAGGACAGCGTGATGCCATCTGATCAATGTTAGTATTCATTCCATACGCTAGATATAGCATTACTTAAATCTTCCAATCGTTAATACGCCGAACCGATACATTGTATATTCGCAGCCAACTCTATTTAGGGCCTGTTCAGCTAATTGTACCATTTTTACACTGTTACCACAAATGACGGTGAGTGGAAAACGGTTCTGATTAGTCAGAACAAAGTTCTCCACTAGGGCATCAACTTCGTGATGCCTAACACCGTGTAAATCTAACTCATTCATTATCCGTTTTCAAGCAGCCCAATACAATAAACACAATAGTTCCTACATATGGGATAATCACTGCTAGTGTCCACCAAGGATTAATTCCTGCATTCACACAGCGCCGGATAGAAGTTGCAACAGAAATCCAAATTGCAGCGATAAATGTTGCAATCATCAAGATAGCCCCAAATACAATACCAATGGTGCTACCACTGCCTGCTATAATAGCACCGAGCAAGATCAAAACAAATGCAGCGATGCCTGCAAGAATATTGACTCCCCAATATTCACTACGAGTAGCAGTACCGTTAAACTTAAAATATTTTTCCATATTAACTTTCCTTACTGAATAGGTCAGTTAGCATACGCTGTGCAGTAGGGTATGAAGTCATACTATCTACAATAGCATCTACTTCATCAAGACGAGTAATCATTTCTTCCGAAGTCTCAACCTTCTTGTTGAGGTTGTAATAATTAACTGGAACAGTGAATGAAAAGTTGATATTCCTCAAAATATCTTCATGCTTCCTATTAGGGTATTTAGGTTCCATCTTTGTTTCTTTCTGCTTCTGCGACCCGCTTGCGTAGATTACTGCTACTAAAGCTGTGGTCTCTACCATTGAATATGATTTCAATACCTCGGTCGTTGCATTCTTTGCGACCAGTGAAGTCTTTGTCTGCATACTCTACACCCAGTATACGACAATCTAGGGGTAATGTCAAGAGTAAATCGACCAAATCTTGTTCAGTTTGGTAAATAACTACTTCATCAACAAAGCGACAAGCACTAAGTTGAATCTGTCTCTCCACGATGCTTTGAACTGGCTTGTTCTTAGTATCAGGTCTATCAATAGTTGGGTCAGTCTGTAGACCTGCAATCAAATAGTCACAGTGATTTTTGGCTTCTGCAAGCATTGCGATATGGCCCGCATGAAGAAGGTCAAACGTACTAAATGTGATGCCAATACGCTTGCCTTCTTCTTTGAGGTCCTTAATCTTATTGAATATCATCTTCTAAACCTCTAGTTTTGACAAAGAATGATAAATAGTTGTATGGCAAACAATATATACAACCGAACATTCTCTTATTATATTATATATGAAACAACTTGCGTTGTTAATAATAAAACCTATATAGGTTGTCATGCTACAGACAACCTTGATGATGGGTATATGGGTTCCGGAAAGTTACTATTAGCCGCGTTTAAGAAATACGGCAGAGAAAACTTTAAGAAAACTATACTACACATTTACGATAATCCTCAGGATATGTTCTCTAAAGAAACAGAACTGGTCAATGAAGACTTTGTTTCTTCTAAATCTTCATATAACCTAGTACCGGGAGGCTCAGGAGGATTTAAGGTGCAAGACATAGATGAATGGAAAAGCAAACTTAAATCTTCTCGTAAGGGCAGAACCCCTGCAAAAGGATTAATACATTCCGAAGAAACAAAACAAAAGATTTCTTCTTCGTTAAAAGGAAGACCTACTTGGAATAAAGGCTTGCCCGGTACTTGGACAGGTAAAACACATTCCGAAGAAAGCAAGAAAAAAATATCCGCTAGCAAAAAAGGTCAATCTTCTGGAGAGAAAAATCCCATGTACGGTAAAAGTGCTGTTGCAGGAAGAAAATGGTACAACGACGGTCAGCAGACATACTATTTGTTCCCTTCCGATCCTGCAACAACCAATCTTACCTTAGGTCGCCTACCGAAGCCAATCGCAGAAACTCTGCCCTTGCGGACGGATCAGTCTTAAATCCTCCACCCAGTTTACTCGTGATTGTAGTGCTTCCGGTATCCTCAACGCCTCGGCTACGGACACAATAATGACGGGCGTGAATCATAACCGCAACATTTTCAGTTTCAAGGATGTAGCAAAGAGCATGGAATACTTGTTCAGTCAAACGCTCTTGAATCTGCGGACGCTTCGCAAAGTATTCAACGATACGATTAATCTTTGAAAGACCAAGAACCTTCTCATTGGGGACATATGCAACTGTAGCAAGACCATCAATGATTACAAAGTGATGTTCGCAGTTGGATTGAACGTTTACGTTGCGTTCAATGACCATTTCATCATAGCCCATCTTGTTCGCAACAGTTGTACACTTAGGGAATGCGTCATAGTCGAGGCCCCAAAAGATTTCGTTGACATACATCTTTGCAACACGCTTTGGCGTATCCATAAGACTGTCATCCTTAAGGTCAAGACCTAAGGCGCGCATAATTCCTTGAAAGTGCGCTTCAATAACTTCAATCTTTTCCTTACGGTCAAGATCATTTTCTACTGTTGGGGTTTCAACACCCATCTTGATAAGGTGTTCGTGAATCTTTTGACCCAATTCGGGATCGGTTTTAGTTTTGTTATAAGACATATTTGTTTCCTTCCTTACGCGGATATGTTAATGTTAGTTGTAACCGTTGTGTTACGTTATTATTTAGCACTTGAGAATACATTATTAAATTGATTATTTACCCGAACAAACGTTGTACACTTACTCAAGTGCTTAAGTTCACTTGCACCAACGTATGTGCAGGTGCTGCGAATACCGCCAAGAATATCTCGTACAGTGTGTTCAACGGGACCGCGATATGGTACCTTAACAGTACGACCTTCGCTACTACGATATTCAGCAACGCCACCATGATGCTTGTTCATTGCGGTATCACTACTCATACCGTAAAACTCTACGAACTTTTTAGTCTCGTAAATCAGATTAGTAGTAGTTGGATTTACCTTTCCAGTGAAGTGGTGTTCTTCAACTACTGTGCCGCCGCCTTCATCATGGCCTGCGAACATTCCTCCGAGCATAACGAAGTCAGCTCCAGCCCCGAAAGCCTTACTAACATCGCCAGGGCAAGTACAGCCGCCGTCACTAATGATATGTGCACCAAGACCGTGTGCAGCATCCGCGCATTCTGCGACCGCGGAAAGCTGCGGATAACCCACCCCAGTCTTAATACGAGTAGTGCAAACACTGCCGGGCCCAATACCCACTTTAATAATATCAGCTCCACGTAAAATTAACTCCTGTGTCATATCTGCGGTGACTACATTGCCCGCAATAATTGTGTGAGTTGGATACTTCTCACGAACCTTAGCTACAAAAGCACCGAAATATTCGCTATATCCATTTGCTACATCAATGCAGATAAAATGGATATAAGGATATTTGTTTAGCATCATCTGCAATCTCTGAAAGTCCTTATCACTAATACCTGTGCTGATAGCATATCTATGAGCATTCAACTCATAAGGAACTTCAATAACATCTTTAGTCAAGCACGTAAACAAGTCTTGCTCTTGTAATGCAAGTGCCATATTTAGGGTACCAACACCATCCATGTTAGCGGCCATGATAGGAACACCTTCCCATACACGACCACTATGCTTGAATGTAAAGGTACGATTTAGATTTACTTCTCTACGACTAGACAAAGTGCTGCGCTTAGGACGAAACAATACGTCACTAAAGTCTAGCTTGATGCCATCTTCAATCTTCATTAGTACTTTGCCTCACGAGTATGATTACGATAGTCACTGCTAATGCGAAGATACTTGCTGCCCTTGCCCTCAAGAATATCACAGATACGATCAATGGTTCCGTCAGTGTAATCGCTGATCTTGCCCATGTTAGGATGAGCCTTCTTAAGCAAGTTGTCTAGCTTATTGATAGCATCATCAATTGACCAAGGAACATACATACGTTCGTGATCGTTTGCAAAAGTTTCAGGGAATGAACGATAAGCAGGATACAAGACGTTGCATCCAAGTGCATCTGCTTCGCTCACTGTGTTTGATACCCAATCCTGCAATGCACAGTTGAAGACAACACGGCTATCGTTTACGATTTCGTAATACTTATTCTTGTCAAGATTGTCATAGATAACAAGCTTGCCATCTTCAACCATCTTGCGAGTACGAGCCATGTAGCTATTGTTATTAGAGCGAAGTTCTCCCCCACTGCAAACAACGAACTCAACATCCTTGCTGGGGAATCGTTCGCGCCAAGCTTCAATCAAGTCCATGTAGAAGTCAGGCTGCTTTTCTTGGTCCCAACGTGCAGAAAATACTACACGCAAACGACGATCATTGAAGGGCTTGATCTTCCCACCGACACGCTCAATAACTTCTTGCTTTCCAAATGCAAGACCTGAAATATTGTAGATGGGAACGTCCCAACCAGCAACCTTTATATGTGCAACCATTTCTTCATTAGTTGCAAGCACCCCGTCTACACTTGAACAAACCATTTGCTCATATGCTCTCATCCAACGATCCATACCCCAAACATGAACAAAATCATCAGGGTCAATAGTCTGTGCGAGACAACGAACAAAAATGCGAGGCATATTGTCTTCGTCACACTGGTCAATGATATAGGGCAGTGCTTCAAAGCCCGGCTGGAACATATCTTCAAAGTAGATAACGTCTTCGCTAGTAACTTCGCCTTGCTGCATCATCTTGACAAGATTCATCATCTGACTCATACCAAAGTATGAACGACCATGTGCATCAAGCACCTGACCAGTTACAATCTTCTGACTGTTATCAAGTGTTTCGCCGGGGACGTAAACAACATCATACCCTCTGCGCTCAAATACACGCTTATTCCATTCAGTAAGTTGCAATGTGTAACGAGCGTTGTACGCTTCAAGTCCCATGTAATATAATCTACGCATATTTTCTTCCTATTTTTAAATGGTATGAATGACTGGTCTTAAGACCAGTCATTCATAACTAGTTACCCCAACTATGAGATTGTCCCGGGACAATCCCACTAATAATTACAACAATCTTATCCACGAGCCTTTGTTGCTTCCTGTTCCTTGTACTTTGTGTAATCAATTTCCCATTGATTACGCGGCTTCTGTCCAGCTACAAATCGCTGGAACTGCTTGTAGATTCCACTACGAGTGTTGTACAAATCAGCTTCGTTAAAACGATAGCCGTACTCACGACAAAAATTGCGGTAACGATCCAAATCTTCAAAAATCTGATTTACATTAGTCTTAATAGCCATTTTTTAATCCTTAAATGGTTAGTGATTGATAGGGTTTAGTTGTGTTGTAATAGATAGTGGCACCGTTCTCATTGTCTTCGGAGACAGTGATTTCAATGTCACGGTCGGGGTAACGATGTGCGATCATCTGATATAGATCATCGCAAATCATTTCACATGACTTATAGTTGAGTTGCAATACGCCATTCGTAAAGCTGTTTTCTAACCAACGCTTGAATTGAATGAATTCAATTTCTCTGTCATTGTGAAACACTTGAATCGCCACTCTAAAATGAAAGATGTGACGATGTGGATATCCTAGAAAGCTCACATCATATTCGTCGCCAGTCGCTAAATTAGGATCTGTGTCAGCACCAGGGTACTTGTGAATACCTTCTTTCTGAAACGTCACCCAAATCATACGTTTGGCTTGTTCGCTAATTCTGTTGCGCTTTTCAATGTGTGCTTGTACTACGTTGTCCATGTTATTGTTATATCACCTGTGTTAAAATTATCAATTGTTTTGGTCAAGAACTTCTGCCATCATATCGTCACTGTCTTCCATTTCTTCATCAATTTCAGGATCAGCATCCTCAACTGCAAACAATTGGTCAAACATTGTGTGGGCATTGATAGTCTTCTTACCACTGAATCCTTGACCAGCTTTGAACTGCTGCCAAAACTTGTCATACTGATCAATCATAGCAAGGCTCTTTTCACGATCCTTGAGTGAGAAAATCTCATCAACGATTTCAGAAAAATTAAGATTGCCGAGTGGGTCCATAACCATCTTAGGCTTGATGCCTTGTTCGTAGCGACGATTTGCTTCTTGAACTGCAATCATATGCTGATAGACATTGTGTGCCTGAATCAATGTATACGAAAGTGTGTCCCATGAAGTCTTTGTTTCCTTACCATGCTGACCTAAGAAGCCTTGACCACGATAGCAGATATCTTTCATCAACAACTTGTCAGTCACGGGACTATCTGTAAAGACTTTATGAATCTTGTCAGCCAGCACACCGTCACTGAACTTGCGAGTATCAGTTGCGTACTTCTTGTTCTCAGCAGTCTTATCCATTGCATAAGTCCATTTAGTATCATGCTCAAATGTATTGTTGTTATAAGCAAGACCCTTTGCTGCTGCAAAGAATGGACTAGCACAGTCAAAAGTGATTTGTAACTTTGGATTATGGTGCTTGCGAATTGCTTTCTGAATGTCAGTAAACAACACTGCATATTCCATGATAGAAGTACCGAGACAATGAATCAAGTCCTGCTTACCTTCTTCAAGGAAACCATCGTGAATGATACCAACGAGACGCTTAAGCATCAAGTGAATGTCAATCTTGTTTTGACCACCGAAAGCCCAGCCGTTGAATGCTTTATCACCGTAGATGTTAGTATCGCAATACTTCTTCATTTCTTCATACCAGTCGTCCGACTGCTTATGATTACGACCCTGCAATACGTTTAGAAACTTGCAACGACCGTCGCGGTTGTTGATGAAGTATTCGTTATTGATATGAGTAGCAGTAATTGCTTCTTCAATTGTGCTGATACCGTGCGCTGATTTACCAGTCTTCTTATCCTTAATGTGATAGGTTGTAAGAGACTGTGACGGAATATCAAGACACATTCCATAGTCCATGTATTCGTCCATCCAAGTAAGAACTTGTTGACGCTTCTTCATTGCACGAGGACAGTTAGGATCCTTCCAATCTGCTGGCCACTGACATTTAAGAATCTGGAATCCACCTGAGTCTCCTAGAAGAAATGTTCCTTCTTCCCTCTTGCGGATGATAGATTCATTATTGTCATCCTTAGTAATATCTAGATTCGCGTGACCAGCAGAATACAAGCCCCACTTATATGTGAATAAGCCTTGCTTGCTATTGAAGAAATTCAAACATTCAACGTCACCGTTGAACGCCGCAGGGATTCTCGCCGGGTCAAAATACTGTTCACCTTCACGCTGCTTACCTAAGCCGCTAATGAAGAAAGACGAGATTGCGGGCAGAAACAATGCCCATTCGGGATTGTGACTGTTTGAAAGGTTAATTTGTTCCAACTTTATTATCTTTCGTTAATATTTCAATAACTTTGATTTGCTCATCAATCGTTTTTCTTTGATTGAGTAGGTCTGCAATTGCTGGGTTATCCTTAGCTTTTGCTTCAAGCGCCATTTCTTCATTGCGCTTACGAATAGCCCAGTCAAGTGCAGATTCAGCATCAGGCGTCAACCCTACACTAGCATGGCTAGTTCCAAGTTCAATCCACATATTACCGTCATATACTTCAAGTCGCTGCATACTAGTGTTATATCTAACATCACCGACATTCATGTATCCTGAACTAGAATTGATATATGTGTGAGCGGGAAATCCTCCGTTGACCATAATATATCTACCCTGTCCGTTAACGGTCTTGATCATTACTTAGCCTGTGCGGGAAGAAGATAACGATAATTAGCAATACCCGAATCAACCGTGATTTCAGCAGCGCCTGCATCAGCAAAGCGAACTACCTTATCACCCGGTAGATCCATGATAGCGAGAAATACCTTAACAGGCCAGTTCCACGCCTTATTAAGAGTGCCACCAACACCGGGCTGGAATACAAAGTTACCCGAGTGAGTTGAGTGATCACCAAAATAAATCTTAAGATCACCATTGTCAGTCTTAGTAACGAAGTTTAGTTCTTCACTGTTAGCACTAGCCTGCTTCTTAAGACGCATGATACCAGCAACAGTAGGCTCAAACTCAACGTCCCAGGTTGCACCCTTGAATGTGACTGTCTTGACCTTATCGTCTACGATAGCACGGCTCATAAGACGATAATCGTTTACGAAGTCGCCTACTTGAGTTTCAAAGTGAATGGTTGTCGGAACCTGAACTCCATTCTCATCCTTCTTATTGACAGTGATCTTTGCATTGTCGTCATAATCATCAAAGCTCAAGATAGTCTTAAGCTTAGAAAGGTTGGGCATACCAAAGACGCCCTGAAAACCATCAATTGGGGTCTTAAACGTACCAGTAACAATAACAGTCTTGTCTTCGGCATATGCGGAAATCTTAGTTTCAGTGTCAGTACCCTCAACCTTAACTAATTCAATAACGCCTAATCCATATGTATGCTGGATCAAATCAAGTAAATAATCTTTCATGTTTTTTCCTTTTAAGTATTTAGGTAATTCTATAGTGTATAATAGTGGAATTCTTTGCAAAAAGCAACAATCTTGTTATCCGAAATTGAACAAGTCACCTACGGTGCTATTGGTGTTAGTGTCTTGACGAATCTTCCAATTCAATACACCTAGCAAGTTGTCAATCTTTTCATCAACAAGCTTTCGTTCCATGTCAAGATCATCAAATGGAAGATCAATGAACCATTGCGGAAGTCTTAGTTCATCTGTCGGATAAGCAACGCTTGTGAATCCGAGAGGATTATCCTTCAAGCTGCAAACAATAACCTTCATGCCATCAACGATCTTTTGACTATATTGATCATTGTTCATCTTGCGAAGATAGTTATAGTTCAATGCTGCTCTAACGTGACCGGGCATGTTTGCTTTACCAGTCTTGCTTCGTGATTCAAGTTCCCCATAATATGTGAGTTTATTAACCGACTTTGGAGAACCCTTAGACCAAGAATCCTGCTCACTGAGCCAACGCTTGAATGTTCTGATCTTTTCGATAACTTCATCACGCGGCGCACCACCAAGAACCATAGTCAAGACTTCCATCAAGAATTCCTGAACATATTTGGGAGTATCTGCTCTCTTAAGATCAAGACCCATAGCCTTAATCTTACCCATCTTACCATCTAAGTCTTGTCGCTTACCTTCAAGATCATAAATGTTGATTGCATAACGCTTCTTAGTGATAAAGAGAGTGCGGTCACCGATAAGTTCACGACCAGCTTTAATAACTTCGCCGTTCTTACGTGGGCAATGAAATGCACGTTCCATGAAAGCAGGGAAGCTATCGTTAGTAATTTCTGCAATCTGATCATATAGTTGGATGCAACTATCCTTGTCCCATGTTAATTGACCACTATCAATCTGATCTTTCAGAATAGGATAAGCTGAGAAATAACAGGAGTCAGTATCACCATACACAATAGCGTCGCCGTCGTGTTCATACTTTTCCGTGATGATTTCGTTTATCTGGCTCATCATATGCTTAGTGATTTGACGACCAGACAACGTAACTGACTGCCCGATTCTTTTATCGTAGAAACGACAATGCTCATTCAAAAGTGCGCCATATGCAGAGTTGAGCAAAATCTTACGAACTAGCTGACGCTTATCGTAATACTCAAACTTGTCTGTGCCATATGCAGCCTTTGCTTCTTTCTGAATACTCTTACGTTCTGAATACCAGCGTGAAAGCAATCCTGGGATAACACCCTCTTTCTCATATGTAAAGATTGTACCATTAGCACTAATGATCCAGGGGCGACGGCTGTCAAAGATTAGTTTCCAAATCTCTGCGGCACTCATTTCTACACTACGACCATCTTCATAGTCAATAGTAAGTATAGTTCCACGCTCTTGATTCATAATAGCAGTATATTCTAATGAACCGAATAGATTTTCCCAAAGAATAGCGCCAGTGACCGCATCAGCATCGTCACCGTTCTTTTTCTTGCGCTTATCCTTTGCTAGTGCAATACTCTTTTCATGCATGTATTGTTCGGTCAATGATTGGCGAACTTGACCCACGATAGTTTCGGGAGCCATATTCAGCGCACGAATAGCAGATGGATACAGTGAGTTAATGTCAACTGCGCCGACCCATTCATGAATGCCCTTCTTAGGCACTGCAACATATGCACCTGCTGCTTGCTGTTCCTCACCAAAACTATCTTTTCGTTTCTTGTCAGGCACAATCATATCACGACTATGCGCTTCATTATAGATAGCCATTTCAATCATTGCCACCGAACCCATAACAGTGGGAAGCAGCACAGTATTTTCATGTGCTAGAGCGTTAGCAAGATCAAGGAACTTCAACTTATTGTGAATCTTAACCATCAACATAGTATCCTGACGGTTATACTCTACAAACTTCTTAAAGTCCTTATTGTATAACTGATCAAGGCTACCTTCGTATTGAGTCTTGCGTTCGCCAACTTCCATTTCACCGATTGCATCTAGTGAATAGCTGTGGCGACTTTCATAGTTGTACTTCTTGTAAAGCTGTAGATAGTCCATGTGAATACGACCAACTAAGTCGTAAGTCTGTTCTTCCTTACCAAAACGTTCATAAGTACGCATCTTTGGCATTTGTCCAAGCAGACAAAATTTGCGAGTATCATCCTTACTCATAATACGAGTAACACGATTCACACAATAGGGAATATCGTATCCTTCCGAGTTCCAGCCTGTAAGAACGTCTGCATCTTCAATCAATGCAAAGAACGTTTCAAACATTTCAATTTCACTGCGGAATAGCAAACAGTTTTCAAACTCTGCTGTTAGTTCCTGTGCAGTCTCGTCACTCATATGCTTTGGAGGCATAACGAGCGTGATTAATTGATCTAGCCAATCCAAATACAATGAAATAGCAGTTACAGCATTGAACGGATCATCAGTAGGACTAAAACCTCGTTCGGGGTCAAAGTCCACTTCAATATCAAAGAATGCTGTGTGTAGCTTGGGAGGTTCAACGTTCAGATAGTTATCACTCAAACATCTGAAAACAACAGGAATATCACTCTCAAAAAGAGTCTTTCCTTTGTGTATTCTTTTCTCCTTCTCAAACTCATCTTTCTTGCGAGTAGAGAATCTAGTTACAGGATCACCAAAGATACTACGATACTTACCCTTAGGGTCACTGTAGTAAAATGTGTAGTTGGTAGGATATTCTTTGTAAAGACGCTTTCCCTCAGGGCTGCGCTCTACAACAAATATCCTATCAGCTTTGGCATCAAGTACGGCGTCAATGTATGACATTAATTAGGCTTTACCTACCGTTTGTAGAATTGTGTTGAGTTCTTCGTTAGCTTCGTTTTCTTCGTTAAGACGCTGCTTATGTGCAATCTTAATAGCCTTCTTGAGTACAGAGGGCTTTACTTCAAGTTCTTCTGCAATAGCCTTGATAGTGTCATTCAATCCTTCGTTAAGTGTTTCTACCTCAACAAGGACCGAAATACCTTCATTAATAAGCTGAGTCAGCTTAACCTTAGCTTCTGCGTTAAAAGTTCTAGACATGTGTTCTCCTTTAGTGTCTTTATTATATAGTAGCCGTGGATATAGGTCAAGGATTTGTTTGGGTTAATTGACCGTTTTACTGGAAGATTTGGCGATTGTCTTTGCCGTAGATTTTGATGTATTTGCCCGCAAGCATATCGGCCATCGCTTCAATTGGGCTACCAGGATAGCTTGATCCAGGCTTGATCATTCCTAACTCGCCTTGGCGAACGTGTACGAGTTCATGAAACACAGTGCGTAAGATATCTACGAGATTGCGATTTTTGGCATAGACCCAAACGCTATCTTCACCCTCAACATGCCGACCGGTATGATGGTTAACTTGGGCCTCTTCGGTATCCATACTCAATTCAATCTTTGGAACCTTATTAAGATGTAATCTTTTGGCAGTCCAATCAACGAACTTAGCTACCTCTTGTTCAAGGTCCGAATCAACCGAATCAGTTTCATCAAGTTTACCCTTGATCCAACTATCAGGAGTCTTGTGATATTTCTTTTTGAATAGGTCGTGTAATGCTTTGCCCGTAATCTTATGTTTATGAGCAATCTTTTTCATTAACGTATCAATGGTATTATAGTCATGTTTTGCAAGTGAGGGCAATCTTTTAGCTAATTCAACTTCGGGCGACTCATTTACGCTTTCACCGCCCCCGCCATCGCCACCGGCGTCACCGCTAGAATCGCCGGTACCAAAAAAGGCATATCCCGGAAAGAAATAACCACCGTATGCACGGCGAGATTTGGTTTTTCTGCGCTTTTTCTTGCGCTCGGTAATGAATTCGGTGGCTCTCATATATGTATTTATCATTTGGATATGGTAATGGCGACGAATTTCGCCGCCGCCATTCCATTCAGTCAGTTATTAGAAACGAAGACCGAAACCAACGAGTCCGCCGTGACGACCAACATTGCCGTCAAAGTCAGAGTAGCGATACTCAGCCTTAACAAATGTTGAGCCAACAAGCTTCACTTCAAGACCGCCACCTACAGTGAGACCTTCCAAGTTTGCAGTGTTACGGCAAACTACTGGACGAGTTCCAGTGCAAGTCTGAGGGCGCTCAAGATTGTTGTAGCCGACGCGGGTATAAGCAAGAACATTCTTGTTCAAGACATAACCGAGACGAGCAGCAGCACCAAGGTCTGCACGGTCAAAGACGTTAGCAGCAGTAGCTTCTGCACCAACAACTACCTTGCCGAACTGAAGGTCATAGCCAAGGGCTGCGCCATAAGCAATGTCAGTTGCGTCAACACCACCGGTAACGTCATCAGCTCCAGCGGTAACCTCAAAACGAGGACCCTGGAAGTCATTAGCCATTGCAGGGGTAGTAAAAGCAGCAGTTGCGAGTGCTGCGAGTGCGATTAACTTCTTCATACTTTTTGTTTTCCTTTTAAGTTTGAAAATCTGACATTTTCATGTCAGTGTTATATTTACAACATAACTGTGTCTGTGTCAAAATTATTGGGCAACTTACTTTGAAGTTGCCCTGTACACTCCATCCCACTTAGCGGGAGGATTGTTCTTAAATTCTTCAATTCGTTCAATCATCATATCGTAATACTGAACCATTTCTCCTCGCCAATGATGTTTTAAAATAGTTGCTTGCTTTTCAGCAGCATCCCAATGACCTTGACGATAAAGCTCCAAAAACTTGATATGGGTAGTCTCTGCTAATATTTCATGGAAAGGTAAAACTGTGTATATTTTAGCAGGTTCAGTCTTACCTTTAACTGCAATCAAGTCTAGTTCTATAATTTGATATTCATCTTTGACACAACTTGCTGTTTTGGGTCCGATAACAATTTTGACACCATAGGGCTTAGATTGTCCTTCAAGTCTTGAAGCGAGATTAACCCCATCACCAAGGCAAGTGTAGTCAAAACGCTGGTCAGAACCCATGTTACCAACAACAACGGTGTCAGTATTAATGCCAAGGCCCATACCAAAAGCGGGGATACCTTCTTGTCTGATTTCATTATTGAAGTCCTCCAATGATTTGAGCATAGTAAATGCTGTTATAACCGCATCCTTAGCGTGTTGTGGATTGTCTAATGGTGCATTCCAAAACGCCATTTGTGCGTCACCGATATACTTGTCTAATGTACCCTTATTCTCTAGAATAGCTTTGGTCATAGCAGTCATATACCGATTCATGATGCTTGTCAAGCCCTGAACATCTTTACCGTAGTGTTCACTAATAGTTGTGAATCCACGAACATCAGTAAACATGATTGACAATTCTTGCTCTGTACCACCAAGCTTCAATAGTTCTGGTTGACGCTGTAGTTGTGCAACAAGATCAGGACTTAGATATGTACCAAACTGCTTCTTAATCTGTTGCTTCTGTAAGTACTCGCTGATAAACTTAACAGTATAGATGTGCAGATAGATTACTAATGCAGCCAAAACGTTGAAAGAAATATCAAATAATATCTTGTTATGGGTAAATAGATATATCGGAGCGTAAACATAGCCTGCTAGTAATATGCCGATCCAAACAATTGAGTATCTTACTCTTGACAGTAAGATAATCAAAACTGAGAGGACAACAAATGCCAAAAGATCAGCAAGATCCACCCAATTCGGAATTGACACCGAATCTCCCTTTATTAGAGTCTCAAGAAGACTGGCCTGAACCGTGTGAGGCATTTGGGCACCAGACGGAGTTGCTACTGGGTTTGCAACGCCTTTCGCGGTCACTCCGAGAACAACAATTTTCCCATCCAGACGAGGAATATCGCCGCCTACTTCAACAGATTGAAATTGGTAATTTGGGTTCATAAACACCCTGCCATATTCGTCGGTCTTAATTATACCATACTGAGGAACACGTAATGCTTCAACACCCGTCTGATTTATCTTCGCTTGATATGAAGGATCTCCCGCAGCAACTCTCAAAAGTTCTAAAGAAAACGCAGGATAATATTCGCCATTTGAAATCCCTAATAAAGGCACTCGGCGAGTTACCCCGTCCGTCTCAGGAAGAGAAGATGTTATACCGACGCCTACAGCAGACGCTTGAAGTACTGGAATGTTATCAAGCACACATGGATAGTTCGGAAGAAAATCAGTGGGTTGTCCGTCACCGACTACAGCAATACCTGTGCGGCGAGGGAGACGATTATCCGTAGAGCATTCTTCTACAAGCGTTTGACTTAACACAACCGGATACTGTTTTAATGTCTCAGCAAGTTTTACATCAGTGCCCATCCTATCAGGTTCAGACATAAGAATAGTAGTACCAACAAGACCAGCGCCGTTATCATAAAGTTCTCTAATAATCTCACCGTATGTTTCACGAGAGAACGGATATTGTCCATATTTTTCAATTGCTTTCTCCCCAATATTTGCTACTACAATTTGCTCTGACTTAACTGGTTCACCCAGCATCAGATAATCGTAATATTTCAGTTTCATACTGTCAACAAGGAACGGATTCATCAACTTCACTAATAGTAATAGTGATAATGTAGCTAATGCTAGCCAGGGCGAAAGTAAGATTTTATTCAGTTTGTTTAACATTGATTATAGTTCCTCCAGCTGGCTCGTTTATTTCAATCAAAAACGCTTTTCCATTACTATCTATATACAACGACTTCCCTACATCCTTCTGCACAACAAAGTCAACTGTTGAGTTGAGAGTTCTAACAAGACGTAAATAATCACCTGATATGATAGTAGTTATCTGTGTAGTATTGTTAAGTCCAAATGTAGTACCACACAACTTTGTATTATCTTTAGTAACACAATCAGTTGTACTTATATCATCAAGAAAATCTTCTCCTAGAAAATCACTATTGATAGCGTTAATATCAAGGTCTGAACTAGCAAGTTGTTCCTCTGTCAAATCATTTGTAGCAAGAAAATCAACATCAAGTTCGGTTAAATCTAATATGTTGTTTCTACTATCTTCTGAATCCTCACTAGTGCGAACTTCTTCGGCGGGCGAGACAATCAACATATTATCAATTTGATCTAGTGTAAGATTCAATATGACCGGGCGTGAAGGTTTACTGTCTGTAGTAGATATGATAGTTGCTTGAAATGCTTTGGTAAGAATAACAGTACCCGCTGCGTTTGAAACAATGATTTCTCCTACTGAGCCATTTGGTTCTGGTAAAAGAATAACCAAACTTTTGCCGAAATCATCTACTGTTGCAGCAAAATCAGTTCCTCTCACTGCAATAGTAGCAGTTGGTGTGCGTAGATTAATATTACTCTTGTTGATCTTTCCTGACTGACCCGTAGCAAATCTAACAGTCCCTGACGCAAACTTGAGGGCCATTCTGCTAGTAGAAGGTTTGCCGCTGTAAACAAAATCATCAATTACTAATTTGGATTGTTCGGTGACTTTAACGGTAGAGTCATCCACAAACGTGATTTCAACTCTACCGTTACCGGTCTGTACCCTATCCATTTTAGAAATGGGTAACTGCGGGCGTGTAGGGACACGTTGAGCGTTCTTCACAACTTCACTCGTCCCGCGATTTTGTGTTACCTTTCCAATATTAGCATGGGCCGAGGGCGTTACACTGATTAATAGTAATAGTGCTGCCGTTGCTTGTGCTATTGATCTTAAGTGTATCAACATTCGATGTACTCTGCTGGTTTATCGTTACATTATTGGTGTTTCCTGTAAGAACCATTTCAATGTTCTTTCCGGCTGTTCCATTCTGTAATGTAGTGATGTTGTTTCCGTCACCCATGATAGTTTTAGTATTGACAACATCATCTGCGTTTATTGTAGAGGTAAGTGTATTTGTATCACCCGTTAATGTGATATTCTGAACCGCATTAGTTGCAGAAGATGTTGTACCTTGGTTAAAGACAAGACTGTTGGAATCACCGGCAACTGTGAGTGTCTTTGTAGATCCTGCAATAGTTGCGGCACTTCCTAAGTCATAGGTTAGTGAGTTGTTATCACCCGTCACAGTAGTATCAATGTTTATATTATCTGCTTGGATGATAGAACCCTGCACAGAATTATTGTTACCTTCCTGTGTTATTGTAATTGTTTGATTATTGCCTTCAAGTACTACACGGTTAGCTTCGGTACCTATTTTGTTACTTTGCCCTTTTTGTGTAATATCAATTGTGCTGGTATCACCTACTTGCTCAATATAAACTGAGTTAGTTGTTGATTGTGCGAAAGATAGTGTGCTGGTCATCAGTGCGATGACAAAAAGCATTAGTTTGTTTTTCATTGTTTTGTTTCCCCTGTTACCGATAGATCGTATTCAATCTTCGGCGCAACTTTAAAATATCCCTTTTCTATTCCTTGTTTTACCATTTGTAAAACTGCTTCTTCAATTGCCATCTTGACTGCCATTGTGTTAGCTTCATTTTCAGTCATTCCGGCTTCTGCTTCAATTAATTTAGTGCCAACATCTACGAACTTAAACACTGACAGGTCTCTGCCTACAGATAATACAGTTTTTGAGACTTGTACGTTAAGTATTACTTCACCTGTGTTAGTACTAACTGCACGCAATGACACTACCACTTGATCTTTTCTATAAACTGTTGAACCGCCGATGCCCAAATATCTTGCGCCCGCGCCACCTGTCTGGATGTTAGTATCATAGCCAATGATGCCACCTTGGATGATCAATCCAGCAAATAGCATAGGATCAAGCTTATTTTCCCCCTCGCCCGAATATTCTTCACGAGTTTGACGAACAATTTGGCGTTCTCTTGCTAGGTCGTCTACTCTGTTGCGTTCTACTACTCTGAACCAAGTGCCTCCACCTGCGTCCTTCAACGCAGAAATCAATAATGGGGCACCGCCTTGTGTAACAGCAGTTGAGATACTAGCAATACCATCTTTGTCTTTGCGTTGACCAGTTAAATCAGGAAACTCATATACCGCTACTACTGCCTGTCTTTCGGGTGCCGGTAATGTGTATAGTTCGTTTACTTGAGTAGTTAATCTTGTGGGATTATCCTTTATTTCAAGTATGCCTGACCCAGTGGACATGCATCCGGACAATAATAAGGGTAATATCAATATCTTATAGTTCATTACCATTTAAATCCAGTAGTAGGAACTATGATTTCTGTTTGGTTGCCATCAGCGTCAGTGATTACTAGCTTTATTTCTGTGTCTGTTTTTTCGTATCTGATTATGTTGCCTTCAAGTGTAAACTCCCCACGCTGTCCCCCCATTGAACCAAATAAGTTGTTGGTCAATTGTTGAGCTAATTGAGAGTAGATACGAGACTGCAAGTTGTTTAGAAAACGGTTTAAGATGGAGTTCTTTTCTTCTAGTGCTTTTGCTTTAAGATCAGCCTCTATCTTATCCTGAATAGCCTTCTTTCTAGTAGCTTCCTGATTTTCAATTGTTAACCAGTGTGCTCCGGTGTTAACTCCCGAAAATGATGGGTTTTTAAATTGGAATACTATCTCGGTAGCCTGTGCAGGAGTGCTTACTAAGAGTCCTAATAATAGTGTTACTCGTTTCAGCATTTTTCCTGTACACCTTTAGTTCTTATCTGTTTTAGATGGTTTAGCCTGATTAATCATATGCTCAGCTTCAATTCTTTCTCTCTCAATAGTCTTACCGCGCAAATGCAATACAGTATCCACTTTTTGATTCATTCTAATCAAATCATTATCAAGCATACGAATACGATCAATGAGTGCTACTAACGTAGTGTTTGCTTCGCTTAATACTGGTTTTACCTCAGTAGTTGCCCACTTCCAAACATAGTATACGAAATATCCCATGCCGAATGCAGCAACAATAGGGAAACCATACTCACCGATTAGTTTAGCTATATTTGGTCCCATTAGTCTCTCCTTGCATCATTTTTACCGTCTGCACGAGCAACACGGTTAATATCTGGCTTAAGGCCCAAAGCATTTGACACGACGGTATCAATACGTATAACGTCATGATTCATTGTTTTAACACGATTGTCTAATGCCGTGATTATGTCCTTCATGCCCGCAACAGAACCTGTTACGCCTGCAAGAATGAACTTCAATGTAAGAAATACGAAATAGCCGGCAGCGACTGCTGCTGCGATTGGAAAGCCCACATCGGCAACTAGTTTAAAAAATTCCCCCACAATAGCTCCTTATTATTATTATAATAATATTTAGCCATGTGGGGGTATTTTAAAACTACTAGTTTATTAAAACTACGTACTTTTTACGTTATTAGTAGATACTCTTTGGTGCTCTAGGCTTGTTATAGTTCTTGACTGCATCAATGAATGCTTCCTTGCTCTGAACAGCACGGTCTTGCATTTCTTCACGATCCATTGGCTTAAGAGTTTCATAACGATTCAAGAATGCAATCATAGCATTTACTGGAAGAGCTTCCTTACTACCGTCACGGAAGATGATAGGGCGATTGCCGCCAGTGTCCATGCTCTTGCGAATCTGCATGACAATGTTAGGGACCTTGTCGGTATCCGGATCTTCAATGTTGTCAAACGATTCGGTAAGAATTTCATTAATCTTCATAATCTATCACCTCTGTAGTATTTATCAGTGAATCACTGTTTTATCATATTGACGGGCCAATGTCAACCGTTATATAGCCTTGCTTCTAATTCTCTTGAAGGGTCTATGCGGTGCGCCTGTCTAGCTCGTTCAATAGCATGTTCTGGACTAGTTGCACGAATGACTACACCCCCGGTGTCGCCTACATCTGTAACTTGATAAAGCTCACCTTCGCCGGGTTGTCCTGCTGTCAATCCATTATTAGATTGATTTGATCTTCCGCCTACTTCGGTTGCTGTCAAGTCTAGTATTGACCATTCAGGGCGGGCTCTAGTAGCAGCGTGGTATGCTTCTTCCTGATTAGGGGCTTCAACTCTAATCGTGCCGCCAAATCTGTTGTTGCTAACATAAAATTCTCTTGGAGTTGCAGTCAATTCATTACTGGAGGATGACTGATTATTTCTGCGCTCTAGTTCACTCTGTTGCGATCTTAGATACATATTGACCACATTAGGATCAGCATCCTGCAATACAACATCTAGACTGCCAACGGTATCACCCATGCTAGGGTACAATGTCAATGCGATTCTTCCAGCTTCACCCACTGTTCTAGCACTAATGTATTGACTTTCGCCGTTACCTCTTACACGATATAAGTTGTATTGCGGTTCTTCTTGAGACTGAGGAGTTGCCGAGAGAACTCTAATCTGATGTTGATATGAGTCCCAACTTGGATTGTTACGCAATGCGCGGCTTAATGCAGTTGCGCTATCTCTTGCCGCTAAATCAACTCTTTGATTTAATGTATTGTTAATTACGACGAACTCTGATTCGCCGGGTGCCATTCTAAGTGGTTGTTGCGGAGTCTCGCTTGCTAACTTAGCAGTCAATCCTTGCTTTGGCAATCCACTCTCATAACTAAGTGTAATATCAATTGCTTGTAAAGGTGTTATTGCCATATAGTTACCAACGACATTACCATCCTTGTCAAACACGTTATATTCTTTTTTACCGGTAAATTCAGTTGCGATGATATTTTCAATGTCATCAGGCTTGAACCAACTCGGCTCTAATTTCATTGCAGCTTCCATTGCCTTATTAGCATCATCAACCTGTTCAGTCTTTTTGAGGAACATTCTGCGATTGTCGCCGGTTGGATTGTCATATTCAATGATCCAGTCACCGTCTCTTGCATCATAGAATTCAAGTTCAACTACTCCTTCTTTGGATAGTTTCTCTTGTTTTCTTTGTGATTGTGTAGCCTTAAGCTTGTTCTTCAATTCTTCTCTAGTGATAGTACCTGCTGCATACTGAACGAACACATCTTCCAGTGAACCCTTAGTAGGAGCAAACATCTTAGTAAGCTTCTTTAAGTATTCCTTACGATACTTGTCAGGATCAACAGCAGCGTCAAGTGCTACTACGCAGCGGTATAATGTATCTTCAATCTTGTCAAAGTTTTGATCAAGCCAGTCACCACCGGGACCTCTGAACTCAACACGATTATCTTTAGGATTGATACTAGTGAACTTACCTACTCTACCTGAGTGAATAACTTTACTTGCAATAGTTTCAAGATTATTTTTTAATTTCTTAAATAGTAGTTCTTTGTCTTGTACGCTGGGTGCTTCTTCAATAACATCTAAAGCACTCTTACAATAACTATTTGCACTGCGGCCAAATCTATCTAGTAGATACTTGTCACCTAACAACAATGTTAGCTTAACGAAGTCTAAATTTTCTTGATTAAATCCAGGAACACTGACATTCATGTGAAGACCAGTAGTTCTATTAGTATATGCGCCCTTGTCATCGGCCCACTCTTTAATCTTCTTAACATCTGCTAACGCTTCATCAATTGGCAATGGGGGACTAATGAACTCAAGTCCAGCATCATCACCTGAACCGCTTAAACTGCTGTCGGGTTCAATCGTATACGCATCACTCGTTCTTGGTCCACCGTGATAACCAGTACTGTAGTGAACTTTGCGACCGATTGCATCTGAGAATTCATCTGCTAGATTCTCAAGGTTCATTTCTCCATCGCCACTTGGATAGGTATAATGTGGCCATGCAACATATTCTCTGACACGATCATTAACATCGGACATATAACGAATGCCGATTTCTCTTAAGAATTCTCTTTCGTCAAAGTCGCCTTCATCTTGTCTTTCTTCGCGGAAATCATCGTATGCCCTTTGATAACTATCGCTGTCAAATCCTTCTTCCCATTCATCTTCAATGAACTGTGCCCAGTCTGATCCGTCAGGGTTTCTATTACCAAATAAATCTTCTTCTTTGTCTACGTGATCGGCAATCGTATCAGGATCTACGTTGTCTTTTACCCATTTTGCAAAGTATTCTCTACCGTCATTATTCCACTGCTCATCAATTTGTTCGCTTTGCCACTCATAGAACTTTTCTTTTAGTTCTTCTTCTAAGTCTCTAATTGTGCTGCGATCATTGTAGTCACCGTCATTAAAGAAGCGAACGATATCATCAATATCGTAGGCTTCTTCATCATAATCCATATCCTCTTCCGGTTCCATATCGTCATCATCTACAACACCAACGTCAGGAACAAGCATTTCAAATTCAATACCCACTAATGCATCAATGCCACTAGCAAGCTTCTTCAAGTTGCCTGGGCTCATATTTACTTCAAAAAGCTCTTGCTGAGCTTCTACAATAGGTACGAATTGCTTTGCTCTCATTTTCTGCCAATCTTCATATATCTTGTGTATTCAGTTTCTGGATCGTTTAATTTCTTTTCACCAGTATAATATACTTTAGACAAATTAAACAACTCATCAAATTCTGTTAAGCTATCAGTATTTATTGCTACATCAGAAACATTGTTCCTTGCTTGCAATAAACATAGCATATTATCGGGAACCTTAGTTAAAAACACTGGACCTGTTTCGTTGCAGCTAGTGTTAATAACTACTCCAGGCTTTTCATAAACTACATCTTCTGCTTTTTGATGAAGTAATACCAACTTGCCTTCGTCATTTAATGTATCTAATAGCTTTTTACTGCGAATTAACCATTCTTCATTTGGTTCAACAAGCACAAGCTTGTCAAACTTAACTCCGGCTTGCTGTATGAAGATACCCATATTGCCATACCAGCTACCTAGCACATAGATAGTGCCAGCGTTCTTGCCTTTAAGACCCTTAGCTAACATATCACATAACCAAGTCTTACTCTCAACTAAGTCTGGAGTAAAGCTGCCCTCAAGTGTACTTGGACTTGCTTCTTCAACTTGTTCTTCTTTTAATAAGACTTCTTCAACATCAACGATTTTAGCTTGACTAGGATCAGTAATGACGTAGCTTAGATGACCCTTGTCTTCGTATCTATTCTTGTATACGAAACCATCAATGCCTAAATCTCTCAGTTTGTCAAGTAATCGCTTTCTTAATTCTTGAGGATCTTGTTCAGTAGTAATGAATTCCATTTCTTCTTGACTGATGAGTTTCTTGTCTCTCAACTCAAACGCATAGAGTCTGTCATAGTGTACACCAGGAAAATCTTTGATCGTCAATGGATTCTTGATATCAATTTGTACTTTATAGATTTTACCGTTCTTGACTTTCTTATAATCCATTCTATCTCGTGCAGCAGTTTCAGAGCCAAAGTGACTGAAGGGACGAAACGCCGAGATATCGTCTGTTGTACCGTGATAAGCAACTGTGTTAATTGACTTGTCTTCGGTTAAGTTATCTTCTTCTTTAAAGATAGCGTAGTAAATCGGATATTCTTCGTCGCCTGCCAATCCCGACTCAATTGGCATTTTACCATCTTCACGATTGATAAAGTCTCTTAGTACTTCATCATAAATGTCTTCGTACTTTGATAGATACCTAGGATGATCAGCAGGCAAATAACAGCGATCATTTGCATCCTGCTGGCAATAGTCACTGAATCCCTCAAAGTGAACAGTGTAAGGGCCAAACTTTTCTACACCTACATCATCTGGTCCTAGATTGAATATGAATTCTTCAATCTGAGTGATATAATCTTTACCATCTGAATGCTTAATATTTTCAACCACAACAACTTCTTCCTGTAGCTCAGGCTCTTGTTCTAATAGTTGTAGTGATTTGATTAACATCTGCATTTCATCCGGGGACATTACGCCCTCGCGGTTTTGAGAATACTTCTTAGCATCCAGGCGTGCTTAGCATGTGCATCAATGCGTTCTGCAATAAAGTTTGCAATACCCTGCTCATCGCTGTCATTCGCTACATGGAAGGCTTGCTTATACATATCAAGAATGATAGCGTTGTCCTGATGTAGTTCTTGCATCATCAACTCAGCACGAGGGATTTTTACTTGATCTGCGATCTGACTTAATTCAGCATAGCGAAGGATACTACCGGGAGTATAGCTATCAAGTTGACGAATGATTTCTGCCAACTTGTCAATAGTGTTGCCGTATACTTCTTCGTAATAATTACCAAAGAATTCGTGATACTGGGGGAAATTAGGTCCTTCCACATTCCAGTGGAAGTTTTGTGCCTTGATTGACAAAGCATATGCAGTGGCTAAAAGGGTTTTAAGTGTATCAGTGAGCATGTTCATAGTCCTATAGACTATTTATTGTTTTGATTCAAGAACTGCAACTCTTTTGTCAATGTCATGAATATCGTCTTCAATATCATCCTTGAGTTGGTCTCTTGCAATTTGAGCATTGTCTTGCATAATTTGTACTTGCTCTTGTAGATTTATAACTGCCATTACTAAATATCCTACACCAGTCAATAGTATAGGGAATAGTGCCATCAATATATCTTTAATCCAACTATCTTTCATTTAAAATGTCACTCGCTTTCGTCTTCCAAATATTTGGAAATAATCCATGCACCATTAATATAAATGCAACTTTGTACGCCCTAAACAGGTGTTGAAAGTATGTCATCCTAACATCTCTGAGATGGCTCATATTTCTTCCTCACTAACATCTATGTAGTTAATTGGTTTGTTTGATAATACTGCTGCTACCGCTCTGTGATTCCCGTCAACAATTCTATCTTGATTTAGTATAATTACTTGTTGTGACAGATTAGGATCATTTTTGTAGTGATCAATAACTTCTATTTGTTCTGGCTGCATCATGTCATATAAGTCTTCAATATGTTCTACGCCATATTGATTGATTAATATGTTGTCAAGAATCATAGGTTGTATAGTTTGCACTTCAAAAGGAACATCAAAGTCACTATCGCCTACATAATTCCAAATAAGCTCATCGTCATCTGGATATTCACCATCATAGATATCAGCAAGCGTTATAGTATTTGTTTTATTTTCATTAGTCATCGCGGTGATACGACGAGGTCCTTTACGTTTGAACATATTATATTCTTGTTCGTAGGTAGTAGGACCGCCTACCATTGAGCCGCCATTGTTGCCGGCACAACCTCCACCTAAGCCCGTGCTTACTGATTCAGGTAGAAACTCACTTGCTCTCACGCTTAAGGCCTCTCATGATGGCTGATTCCTTCGGTACGCAGTTAGGCACCATCTTGTCGCCCTTCTTTTTCATACCAACTTGCTTGTGTGTATCCCAGCACTTTTCGTCAAGCTGTTCTTCATTAACATCAGCCTTCAGTCCGTGCTTTACAAAATAGTTAATGAAATCCTGTCGCACCTTTTCCCACTCAGAGTAGGGCATCTTGTGTAAAACATGTCCTGCAACATGATCCATTGCGTCATATGCATATTCAAAGTGACGGACTGCATTACGCATTGCATCACGTGCCTCTGGATATTGGGCTAAAAATGCTTCTAGCTCATCACTACCTTCCTTTATTGTTCCGGCACTCTTTGGCTTGTACTTTCTCCAGCCACCTTCACCACTAGCACCAGTAGGATTATCAGTTGGAGTTTCGCTGATAGCACCTCTGTGTTTACGATCTTTTAGACCACCATATGGATTGATTGCAGGAGTTACTTCTGCTGCGAACTCACCGGTGTAGTCTTCATTGAATTCATTTTCTTCATTATTCATAAGGCTATTTGCTGAATCCATCATAGTGAACATGTTTTTTCCCATGTAACTATGATCTTCACTGACTGCCATTACAATATGAGGGTACCAATATGATTTTGCTCTACCTTCTTCTTCTGTGCCGCGCACTAAGCGCATAGCAGTATCAGCAAGTTCCTTAATTTCATAAGCCAAATCTTCAAGCTGAGAACCAATTTCACGGGTATCTTCACCGGCAGCTTCACCGAAGTAAAGCTTTGACATTTCTTCTTCAGCAGCTACGATTGTGTTTAGTGTGTTGGCAAGTTGCTTAACATTATATGCTGAGTTTTTAAACTTACCTTCACTAACATCTTTTGCTAATTCATTAGCTTCCATCTGTGCTTTCTTTTTGAGATTGCTAAGGCTGTATGAACCGGCGCCGCCAAGAACTGCAACTTGAGGATCGTCTTTGTCATGACCGATGATCACACCTTCACGCATTTCTCTCTTAAGCTCAAACTTTTTGTTAGGGAACTTAGCTTGTAGTCTTTCTAAGTCACCTTTTGCTTCATGGTCTTTTGCGTATTTGGTAGAGGGCTTGCCATCAATGTAGAGTACTAATACATTTTCAGATTCATCAACAATACCCTTCATGATATTGCTCTCATTCTTCTTGCCACCGGTGCCCCAATTTTTAGCACCCTTCTTACGGCATTGAACTAATGCACCCGACGCATAAGCAGAAGGCCAAACTTTATAACGGCTTCTAACTTTATGATAGCAAGCATCCTTCTTTTCATTCATCATTGATTCATGATACATTGGACCACCGCATTCTGGGCATTTTTCTCTGTTCATATCTTCGTTCTTTCTTTTACCTGCGCAATGTGCTTTTTGGCTAAAGCCTTTTGGATTAGAGCAATTAATACTGTCTTTGTATTTTTGACTCCACTTTTCATTTACCTGAATATCTTCGTTTGACTTCTTTTTAGTAGCTACGTTCTTAGCCTTTCCTCTGCGCTCTGGGTTTGGATCTTCTCTGCGCTTTTTACTAGCAGCATATTTGCGGCCTTTCTTACCTAATGCATGTGCTTTCTTTTGGGGGAGACATTTGGGCTTACCTTCACTGTCATCACCTCTTGCACAAGCGCCACGAATCTTGCCGTCGGGACCAAAACGAACCCACTTCTCTTTGAACCACTTGCGTAGATTTTCATCTAATTGTTCTACGCCTTCGTCGCCAATGCCATCAAATATAGAACTCATTTAGTCAGCCTTCTTATTCTTATCTTTTTCAGTGATTGGTCCGCCCGTTACCCAAGCTTTGCAACTACGACCGCCTGCACATTTGAAGTGTAAGAAGTTGCAATAACCCAAATCACTTAAGTTAATAGTAGCATTAGGATCAATATTATCTTCATCGCCCCTGATACCACTTGCAATGCAATCACGCATACTATCGCTTACATCAAATGCAGCACAGTTTCCGCACATCATTGACTTAGCCGTAGCTTCATCAACTTTAAATACTTTGCTCAAATCTTTCCAATATGAACCGGGCTTATTTGGATTGGCTGGGCCATACATGTATTCGTCAATTGCAGTTTGACGATTCTTAAGATTCAAGTCAATGTCGTGGGTAGCACGGGGGCAACCCTTCTCAACAGCTTCTAGCAAGTTGATGATATCACGCATCTTAGCCTACGCCACCATCAACAAATTTCCACCCAGTGCGGCCTTCCTCATATTTCTTCATTGTTGCTAATGCTTTATTGTACACTTCCTTAGCAACAGGTGTTCTTCTATTTTGCTTTATGATTTCTACTGCTTTACTATAGTCATCAATTTCATGTTCTTGGCCAGTCGGAACAACATATCGGTCTCCGCTAAAAGTGCGGATGGTTTTTGCAGAATCCATACTTTCACCGACCCCACCAGCAGCAATAACACCGCCGGTCATTTCATGTTGTTGTAGTTGCTTACCTTCTAGATATTCACGAATAGTGTTTAGATAGTCATTTGCTTTGATGATCTTTTCTTGTACCCAGCCTTCAAGACCTTCTTCTTCGGTTAAATCAGCAATCAACTCATATACTTGCTTTGCGTTCTTAGCAGCACTGAATAGGTCGCTACGAGCCATTTCAACTTCGTGATCAATGCGACTTTGACCATGTGGAATGAAACCACTCTTTAACTTGTGTCCTTGACCCGGAACAAGAATCAAATCATCTTCTTGTAAGTCAGCTTCGTGAACTGTCTTCTTGGCATCAGGATCGCCTAATAAGAACTTAATTTGTTCTTTATCTTTACCATACTTCTTTTTGAAGTTGCCGTTATCCATGTTTCTGATATCCATAGCAAGTTCTTTCATCTTGCCCTCATTCATTGAGTTGGCATACTTCTTATTAGTCTTTTTACCAGTCAATAGATTTCCTACCTTTTTGCCACCATAAATGCTAGCGTTTCTAGATTGTGTGGACATTGGTGCTGACACGGTAGCAATAGAACCTGCTGTAGTGCTTTCGTTGACGATATCTGTAATTTTCATGGGTAATCCTATATAGTAATATAGTATTTATCACATAAACAAAAAGGGGGCCCCATTTCTGAGGCCCCTAGTTAACGCTACTAATCAGATATTACTGATTAGGCGGGGAAGATTCTTGTGCTGCGGCTTCGGCTGCTGCCTTTGCTGCCTGCTCCTGAACATACATTGGACCAATGTTATCCATCAAGTACTGCTGATTTTCTTGACAGAACACATATGATCCTGAGTGACGGAGAAGAACTCGCTTGTCAACCCAAATACGACCACCGAGGTCTCTCCAGTTTTCACAGAAGGTCCAGTCTTCACTGTAGTAACGATTCTGACGAACTGCGGTGTCAAAGTAAGTCTTCAAGTGCTGATCGTATCTTGGATCAAGACCAATGTCGTTCTTGTACTGCTTAACCGCGGGGTGACTATTCATCTTCTCAAATACATGCTTCTTCATAAGAAGGAATCCGGTGCCTGCCTTTGAAACTTCTTGAAGTCCATCGGGGCCTTCTTCTGCACCCTCAAACCCGTTAACGACCCACTTGATGGGCATAGTCTTCATTGGGTACAAACCACCGATAACGTCTACGTCCCTATTCAAGAGGACTAGCAAATGCCAGGGTTCCCAACCGATATCAGCATCAACGAAGAATAAGTGCGTTGCGTCGGGCATGTCAAGAAACTTAGCAGTGAGTGTGTTTCTTGCGCGGCTAATCAATGATTCATTAACCATTGTTTCTAGTGTCCAGTCAATACCAAGCTGACGGGCAGTGTTAGCCCACTTGATAAATGACATGAAAGTTGATTCTGTCAACATACCACCGTAGCAAGGCATCGCAATGTGAACCTTAGTTGTACGGAGGAAGTCAACGTTAACCTGTACCTGTCCAGCCTGGGGAGCCTGCTCCTGTGCAGCCTGTTCAGCGATTTCTTGCACCTTCTCTACGGGAACTGTGCGTTCCTCGCCGTTTGGTGCAACATTCTCAGTATTAGTAGTTTTTGGTTTACGTGCCATGTAGTCCTCTTTCTTGTAAACTTGTATAGATATTTACAAGAGGAACTAGTAGTGAAATTATTTTTCTTCTAAATAATCCTGATTTTCGGACACATTTTGGTCATTTGCAATAATCTTTTTGATTTCGTTTTCAACATGCCCTGGAGGATTACGATATGGACTCATGTCTACAGCGGCAACCATTCTATATGAATCATCACCTACTTGATAGTAAACAGTAAATCCTTCTTTATAGAAGCCTTCATCATCTTGGTAAGTATCATCACCTAAGAAATATCCATTTCCTAAGTCTTCAATGATTTCAGCTTGTCTAGCAGTATAAACATCACCGGCTTTTTCATTCAACTCTTTGAATGTCTTACGATACACGTTTGGTTCCATGCTATAACGACTTCCTATTACTTTGTTGCCTTCACCACTCAATAGCATATCATACAATAGTTTAATGACTGATTGCTTGTCTCTGAGTTGTTCAAGTCTTTGCTTTAACCATGCAACTTTATTTGGCTTCATAGGGCGACTTGAATTGGGATTAGTGATTAATCTAAATGCCTGCAATTTAATTTGATTCAAGTCTTTCAAACGCATTAAGTTATTGATATCGTCTGCGTTAAAGTTTTCTGGTGGTAAGTTTTCTCTACCTTCTGATACATCCTCAGTTCCCATTCCTAAATCAAGCATCTTGACAATATTCTTAGCAAGTCTTTCGTTCTCTCGTGCTTTAGGATACAAGCTCATTACCATAGCAAGCTTGCGACGATCATTTAACTGAGGCCAAA